ACCATAATATAACTTCAGATCATTTTCGTTAAAAGCTAATTCTGAAGGAGATAGACTTGAAGGCGCACCCGCACTACCACTAGCGGCCCTTTTTTTAATTCTTATAGTGTTAGACATGACCTAAAAATTTCCTCCATTAACGAGTGTTGTTTTCGTAGTTGTTGAATCTAGCTTTAGCTTACCACTACTTTGGTTATAGTACATTACGGAATTGTCAACTTTATCACTGTGATCTAAAAGAATATCAAACCCTTCCCCTTGCGGCCCTTGCGGTCCGGCTGTTTTTACATTTACGACGCGTGTTTCACCATTAACCGTAATAGTGTTTTTTGTTTGGTTAACTTTAATTTGACTCATGGAAATTCAGTGTAACCTTCTTTAACGTAAATTATACCGGCCACATAATATTCTTGCTTGTCTGAAGGGTTTTTTAATTTTACATCGTAATGTAATTCACTAGGCGTAAAAGTAGCCGTTTGAGTTCTAGTTAAAGATATGGTAAAAGTTCCGTTAGCCGCGCTCGTTATGGCAGTTGTAAAATCGGCATATTTCGTTGTTCGAGGTTCGTCAAATACGCTCGCAGCAATTTCATAGCCACTTAAATTAACAGGGTTATCGTTGCCATCTGTTATTGACAATTCTTGAGTGTTATCCGACCTTCTTCGGATTTCAAAATCATATTCGCCAGCTTCTATTGCCATTAGCTATAAGGAGAGGTGCCTAATAAATCTGTTTTCCATTGTGCTTTTAGTGCATCTGTATCACTAGCAGCGGCTATTCCGGAGTCGGCGGGTGCATCTCTTAGAGCCTGTCTTTTTGCCGCTATATCAGTAGTGCTTGCGCCGGCTTCTAACGCTTTTGTAAATTCAACATCAAGCTCTTTAAATTTTTCAGTTCTAGCGAAACGAATTTTATCTTTATGAATTTCTCTAGCTTTCGCCATGTCTATTCCAAATCCCATAATTTACTCCGTATAAGTCCAAGCATTTCTGAAACTCCTATCTGTAGGAATTGCAGATTTATCTACAGTATAAACTGTCTTACCACTAGGGCAATCTTTAGCTTTAATTTCTTCTAAGGTCAAACCACAATTATCTGATGGAATAACAATCGAAATACTACCGTCGTCATTATCGTAAATAAATCTATAATCTGAATTTGCCATAAGTTTTTTCTTTTAGTATATCAATAGTTGTCAAGATTAAGCTGCAAAAAATACTGCGGAGACCTGTTGCGTATCGGTTTGCGAACCACTATCATTTCTAACTTTTAGATGAAAAGTTGTAGTTGTTTTTCCAGTTTGACCTTCTTGAGTAACAATCCTAGCACCGGAACCTGTTCCTCTTCCGGCAGATAAAGCAAAAGCGTAATTTACATTTGCAAAAGCTACAGCAAAATTAATCGTAAAATTTCCTGATCCTCCATTATCGGTTACAGAACTAACGCCAAAATCACCATCTTTACTTCCATCATTTCCAAAAATAACCCACGCCTTCGCTCTTCCTTTTTGTAATTGTTCTGGCGTCGAACCATTGTTTCCGGAGGGGTCTAGGATATTTGTAATATTTAAATCTGTAGCCTGTACATTCGTAGCAACTAAGGTTGCAATTCCATTGATTGTAGTAGCAGACGAACCTAAATTTATAGTAGTAGAACCAACAGCTATAGATGAATTAGCTAAATTATTGTTTGCTATTGAAGTAGCACTTGTTAAAATTGTTCCGGTTTCATCGGGTAAGGTAATAGTTTTATTAGAGGTATTTACTTGTGAAGGAGCTTTTATAGAAACATAAAGAGAACCATTTGAATTTGCTTCACTAAACCTTACTTCGTTTTGATCGTTTAAAGTAATACCATTTTGGTCAAATTCAATTTGTTGCGTACCGTTAGCTGAAAATCCCATCACGTTTGCTGATTTTCTAAATAAACCTAAATCTGTATCGCCGTCAAAACTTAAAGCGGGTGTCGACGCACTATTTGAATCATCAACTAATAACGGACCCGTCAGAGTGCCACCCGTAGCATCTAAAAAACCAAAGTTAGTATTTAAAACATTTCCTAAAGTAATAAAACTACTTCCGTCGTATATTTTTAATAAAGCTTCGGGTGGATTTGCTCCGGCATTAGATGTATTTATATGTAATTGATAAGGTGCTAGGTTAGCGGCACCGGTAGGATCGCCGGCGGCACTATTAACAGTTCTAAGAGATTCAAATATATCTTTCATTGCTGTTCGTACTTCCGCACCGGTACCGTTGTCCGGTGAAAAATTACTTCCACTTTCTTTAAAACTGCTATTTGCTCTAACCATTTAAATTAAGCTCCCTTTCCATATCCTAACGCTTGAAACGTAAATTTCACATCTATAGGATTTTGCGATGAATCTTTAAATATAATTGTAAACCCCGTTCCAGAAATATTACTTAAGGTATAAAACGCGCCTTGCGGCATATTTTCTGGCGCTATCGTGATAGATGGAAGAAATTTTGTCGTAGATCCACCAATAATACTGGTTCCCGTAAAAAAGGGGTTTCCAAAAACAACAGCCTTACCACTAGCACTATTAGTCGAATCTATCGGCGTGGAAATAATACTACTTCCGGATTGATATTTATTTTCTGTTCTAGATGGTAAAAAAACATCGATACCTAGCTCTTGAAAACTAATATTTTCATTTACATCTTCGGAAATAAGATTTGCCGTAAATTTAAAAGATCTTGCACTAAATGAACCATTAGTAAGATTTTGGGCTGTAGTAAAACTAGAATTATCTTGTGATGTTTGAACTTGTAAAGCACTTTTTAAAAGATCGCTTCCTACACCGTCAAAATTACCTCTTAAATCTAAATCAGGTATTAAATCAAATTGATCTGAAACTAAAAAGCCTTGAGTTTTAATATGTCGTTTTAATCTAATATTTGTAAAAACAGTTCCAAAATCTAATTCGGGATTATTCCCCGTAACATCAATAAGAAAATTATACGAGCCAGTAAGACTATTGGACGGATCGGCGAGTCGTAATTCACTCGAAACAACTTGCAAATTTGTTTTTGTACCACTAAATGTTGGGTTTTCTCTGAAATCTACGAGTTGGCTTGTTCCTGAGTCGAATTTTAATAACTGCAACTCATCTTCCATTTGAGGAAGCGCTAATTGTACTTTTGCTTCGGTATTGGATTTCCTATCGCCTAAATCTACAAATTTTATAGAATACGTTCCCGTTAAAGCCGGAGCTATTACCTCTGTTAAATTTCCGGCAACATTGTCATTTAAATCTGTCGAGTTTGCGAAAGAAGCCGATAAAGAGGTATTCGGTGTATGTCTAATAATACATTTACCGCCAAATTCAACATCGAGAGAAGTAGTTTTATCCCAAGTTAATTTAACTTGAGAATTACTTATCGGCTCTAGTTGAAAATTAGTTGGATTTTCTGGCGGCTCCGTTAAACCTACAGCTTCTACGGTTGTTTGAGTCGGAAGCGCACTTCTTTCTCCGTTGCTATTTATTGTATAAATTTCGATAAAATAAGAGCCAGCTTCTGATGGTAATATTTCAACTTCCGATTGTTGAGTATTTATGACAATAGGGTTTTCATCATCTTTTGTATAAATTAATTGATAACCGGAAGCACCTTCTACGTTTTCCCAATCTATAAATAATTTAGGAACGGGTCTATTGTTATTTAATACGATAATCTCTTGAATCGCTTTCGTTCCATCTTCAAAATCTATTATTTTAGGAGGAGGTAGAAGCTCGGTAAGTATAGTAAAGTTCTTAGTCGGTAATTGCGTTCCATCTTCAACCGCCGCATATTTTCCAGCATTATGTTCAACCGCTGTGATTGTAAAAGTTTTTCTAGGATTTTCTTTTATATTTACTACTCTAAAACTTTGTGCATCAAAAGTTCCGTGTTCGATTAAAAAAGGACTATTTTCAACAGGCACTTGCGAAAAGTTTGAAGAAACATTTATCGCCGTATCGCCTAAAGAATAACTGTTGATATTTTTAGTTTCGACCGTACCATCGGGAAGCATACAGCTAACCGTAGGATTTAAATCAATGATTGGCAAGTTGGTAGTAGTTGAATCAATAATTATTTGATTATTAGTCGCAGATTTTACAAGACCTCCTCTCCTAGTCGCAGATTTTACTCTATCGGCTATACCAATAATATCTCCTATCCTTAAAATTGATCCGGCAGCTATATTTGTTTCAAAAATTACCGTTTCTGTTTGATTTTGTTGAGTTTGCAAAAACCATTTTCCAACTCGTTGTGCCTGACCTCTTGAAGTCGTTCCAAATGTAGTAATAGTTTTTAATTGAGTTCCATAATTATTTTGTGAAGCCTCGTCTTTAACAGTTACATAATCTATTTCCTGACTAATTAAATCGAAATAAGAAACGTTGATTACATTAAATCTTGTTTTTACAGATGAGCCTGAATATGTAAAACCTTCTTTAGTAACATTGGCATTATTAAAAACATAATCAAAACTAACGGCACTAGGATTAGCTTGATCACTAGGTGCATCTTGAGCAATTTTTATTGCACCTTCTTCGTAATAAGGTAAAGCTCTCATAACAGAACAAATATCTTTTATTAACGACATAGCATTACGACGGTTATTTATATTTGCGTTAATCGAGAATCTGGGTTCTTGTCCTCCATCGGCATCATCAACTAACGCGCTACAATATGTGCTAACTCCATAAAAGGTAAAAGGATCAAGATCGCTTTCCGGAAGGCCGCAACCACTTCTAGTATCTGTTAGTAAATCAAATAAAACCCAAGCTGGATCGCTGGTCCACACCTTCGACGATCTTAAAGTTCCATTAAATGTAAAATTATTAGGATAAACTATACGACCGTTAGCTATATCGACGTAAGGATTGGGTTTATATGTACAATTACTCGTTGTGACATTACCGCCAGAATAATCTGGATCTTCAAATGTAAAACTATTTCCGTCCGAAGCAACACTACTAATAGTATAAGTTCCATCGACTCCGGCACCCGATGTAGCGTCAAATATTATTCCATCGTTTTGTAGTAAACCGTGAGCATTTTTTTGAATAGTAACGGTGGTTCCCGTTATTGTATATGTAGCGGAGATAGCACTTCCTTCGGCTGGTATTTTTACAAGTTTTCCTCTTATACGAAAAAATCTAGCCGGCGTATTTTGAAAAATTTCTGAACTAAATCGTAACGCGGTATAGGCAATATTAGGATAATTATTTGGTTCCCTTATTATTCGCCTTATTTCGGCCAAACGCATAACGTTAAAAGTATTTTGGTTCCCGTCTTGATTTCCTCTTTCTAAAGTTACGGTTATTGGAAAAAAAGCACCCGAAGTTGGGGCGGTGTTTGTATTATATCCCGCTAGTTTTCTTAAATTAATTCCAAAATCTCTGTTATATGGGTTAAAACTTTTTCCTTTTATTTCTTTATCAACGACAGTAATAGGTCCTCCGTTATTAGGATTAACTTTAATAATTACTCTAACTCTCGTAGCATTTCTATTGCCGTTTTTTTTGTTAATTTTAAAAAAACTATCAAATCTTACTTTTACTTGAACTGTATCTGTATCCGCTTCATTTATTATTCCGGATCTTGGAACGGGTGGGCTGCCTTCCGGATTAGAGGCTACTTTTCCTTTATCGCCAGTTATTACTTCTTCGTTTTGTGATTCAGCTGCGAATAAAACTTGATTATTTTCGGTGCCATCTTGAAATTCGAAAATTAAATCTTCTATTGGATAATTAAATTCAGATTCATCTGGATTTGTATTATCGGCATCAGCTTGTAATACGGGGATTCTATTAAGAAATAAATCCTTTAAAAAAGCATTCGTATATGCATCACTGCTTTTATCAGTAATACCAGCTTTACTAGCGGTGGCACTCCCTTCAATTTGGCCTTCGCATAAAGCATCAACTATCGTACCGAAATCAATCGACTTTAATTTATTGTTATCTAATTTGGCATCAATAATTTGCCTATTTTTACTGACCATAATTTCTTACTTATTAACGAATTGAAAAGTATCGACCGAAGAACTAACGACCGTGCTTCCTATTAATGTTTCCCCATAAACAATATTTATTGGAACTCCTTGTTTTGAATTATTTAAAAGTCCCGTAAAAACATAGCTGGCGTCTTGTGGATCTTCTTGCCTTCTAATATTGGGATTTGTAGGAGGAGGGGCTATTAGATTTGAAACTCCTTGAAGAATTAAACCGGTTCCTATAGACGCAAGGGCCGTAGCAAACGCCGTGCCCGCGATAGCACCTATAGTAGATGCTCCGATAAAAGCCGCTCCCGCGATAAATGGTAATATTTCGCCATGAACTACAGGTATTATTTTTATATCGCTTTTAGTTTGCACATCTAGTAATTTTTCTGTAATTAACAAATCACCGGCCATTACACAATATTCTTGGTCTTTTATATGTTCTTTTATTCCACTAAAATTATTTAATAAAAAACTAAAAGCTTCTTTCGGACTTTTGGCTTTTATTTCAAAGGTTGATTGACCAATAAATTTTCGCAATCTTCCATAAATAGTTAATTTAATCATTTATTTCAGATGGATATATAACAATAATAGACTCAGATTTAGGTTCCACAAGATAAAAAGGTAAATCTAAATACTTACAGGCCATTCTATCAGTATGACTAAAAGCGGTTTCTCCATCGGGGTGGCTATGTACGATACCAAGAACTTCTCCTTGATCTTCGCCTTTTGCATAGTCTAAAGGATCTATTACAAAAGATTTAGTTTTGTATGCTTTAGAAATGTTTTTACATTTCCAATAAATATCTTCTTTATCTAACCTAATTATTAACCCGCAACATTCCTCCGGATATGCCTCTACAGCATGATTAAAAGCATCTTTAGCCCATTTATATTCAATCATTAACCAAACGTTCCTACGGCGGGAAATATATCTTTTGTAACGACCCTTTGCGGAATTAATTTGTTTTCTAAATCATGGGCGGCGGTAAGTTCAAATTGAACTATTTGTCTATTTTCTACTGCTTTTCTATCAATTACAAATATTCGGTCCCGTAATCTATCTGAACTAGGAGTTCCAAATGGATTTCCACTCGCAAAATTAGAATTATCTAAAGCTGATGCTAAAGGCATTTTTCTAGTAACCTTCGCGCCAATTAAATCATTATGAGGCGTTACTTGATTAACTAACTGTAAAAAATCACTTATAGTAATCAATAAATTTGTAGTCGGGTTTCTGTTAAAACCGCCTAAGTTGGCAAACGTTAATGTAGGTCTAGCTAGAACACCCGTGCCGCTTTCCTCAAATCCCTCCGCTTTAACGGCTAATCTTTGATAAGAATTATTTTGAAATACAATTTCACCAAAATTATTTAAATTAGCACCCGCGTGAAACCTGTAAAGTGTAGGTAAATTTTGCGGGTTGCCCGTCGCGATATGTTTTCCAACTGTAAGTTCTAGTTCAAAAAGTTCGATAATTGAACTCGGATTTACTTTGTTTAGTTCGGAGAAAGGTATAGCCATTTAAGCTTCGAATACCTCCGTAAAAACAACATTTAATTTCACTCTATTTAAATATGGAAGCGTTCTAGGAAAAGAGCGGCAAACAAATTTTCTAGCACTAGATTCATTCGGCAATGTGAAATTAAAAGATGCACCGTCATCTACTCTTTGGTTTAAAAAAGTTATAGCAGCATCGGCATCACTTTGAGCTAGTTCAAAAGCTAAGTTAACGGTTAAAGGATTTTGGTTAAGCCCTTCCGTTAATCTCTGTTCAAACCCGTCGCCAAAACTTACGACTATTTGATTAACATTGGTATTAATCCTCGTGTTGTAAAGAGGTTTTAAATTATCAAAAGGATTGGACATTAATTTAATAAACCTCCCGAACGTTTCTGATTTATTATCTCAGCTTGTATAGCGGCGGCTAGTTGTTCCCCAAATTGATTTGCATCTGCATCATTTCCTTGAACGGAAGTTCCGGAAGCATCTACACTTACTGAGATATTGTTAACTACTGATTGTCCTCCTAAAGATTTGTTAGGAATAATAGTACCGGAACCCGATGGAACGAATAATTCTGGACCTTTTTCCCCAACCAAAGATGGTTTACCTACCGGTGGCTTACCTCCGTTTGCAAAACCTTGAAGATTTTCGAAAATCCCCAAACCGGTGCTTTTTAATAATGTATTAATACCAAGTTTTAAAAGCTGATTTGAAATATCGCTTAAAACTCCTTTTGCTGCTTCGCCTAGTGATTTTGTTCCTTCTACAGCACTTACGAGGGCATCAGAAATGCCTGTTGCGATACTATCTCCTATTTCCTTAAATATTTCATCTTGATCTTTTAAATTATCGTTTAATATTTTAGTTTTATCTATTTGAAATTCAGTCGTAGCTAAACTTATAGCTTTTTCTTTATTAACAATCGATTCATTATCTATAATCGCTCTAATTTGATCTATATGCTCGAAACTTCTTTCAAGTATTAATCTATCGGTTTCATCTACGGTTTGTTTTAACTGTATTCGTCTCTCAATTTCTTTATTTAAATTTTGTTCTATTAATCTAGGATCTTTTTTATCGGTTAATGGTTTTGGTTCCGCAGCAGCGATAGTAATTCCACGATTTGCTCTAAAAGAAGTATCTATTCCGAAATCCCCCTCTTCATCACTTTTTTTAAAGCCCGCCTCCTCTTTAAGTAAAGCTATAAGTTTTTTTTGTTCTTCTATTTGTCTTTGTATTCCGCGTTTAGCATTACCTCGCGCGTTTGAGTTTCTTAATTGAGCTAAAGTATTTTCCTCTACCTCTATCCTTTCTAATAATTGCGAGGAAGTTCCCTCTTTTATTAGTTTATTTAAAGTGGTTCTTTCTTCAATTTCGTCCTTTATAGCTCTAGTTAAACCTACTACTCCTACGGCTAAACCGGCTAATAAGAGAGTTAAAGGGCCACCTAGAGTACTCGTTATACCAACTATTAAAGCTTTTAAGGTTTTTATAGTACCTATAATAGATTTAATAAGTGGTTTTAAAATAGTTATAGATGTTATTAAAGTTCCCGTGACGGTTATAAAAGAGGTAATTTCCGGCGGTATAGCATTTATTACACCTATAAAAATCTGCAAAATTTCCGTGCCAGCTTTTACTGCCGGTAACAAAGCAGAACCTATAGATATTTGTAAATTCTCTACTTCATTTTGTAAGTTTTTAAATACTTGCGTCGGGTCATTTTCTAAAATAGCTTTTAAAGCCGGCCCACCTTCTCGACCTATACTTTTTAAAGCTCGTATTACTACGTCACTCGTTAACCTACCTTGAGCGGCTAGTTCTTTTAAAGCACCTACAGAAACCCCAAGTTCTTCGGCGAGAGGTTTTAAAATTAAAGGAACTTGTTCCGATACACTACGAAATTCATCTCCGGCTAATCTTCCGGAACCTAAAGCTTGAGCTAATTGCCTAAAAGCATTTGAAGCTTCTATAGCCGACGCGCCACCTAATTTAGCCGCCGTGTTAAACCCGATAAAGGTCGTTCTAATATCTTCTAAACTAACGCCTAAAGGTAAAAGTCGAGCCGTTATATTAGTAACACCGTCCAAAGCTTCGGCATTACTTATACCGAATAATTTTTGACCTTCCGTAGCGATAGCTTGCGCTCTACTAAAATCTCCCGTAGCTTCCGTAAGTAGTCTTAAACGTAATTGAAGTTTTTGAAAGTTTGCTGCAGTATTTATCGACCGTCGGCCAAACTCTAAAAGTCCTACAGCTGCGACGGCTTTAGCTAAACCGTTAAAACGAGTACTTAACCCTTTATTTCTTTTATCTAAAACCCTAAAAGACCTATCTAATTTTGCACTTTGAGCATTAAGAGCGCGTAATTTTCCGCTTGCCTTATCAACGACATCTATAACAACACTCGCAAAAGCCATAAAAAAGGTTTTTTTTTAGTTTACACTTATTTCTTATATTTATCTAATTGTTCTCGTTCACGTTCGCCTTTTAATTCGTAAAAAGCAGCAAAATGTATAAACTCAGATTGAGTTAATTCTTTTCTTAACCTACTTACGGTCATTTTAAGTTCTGTTGCTAGGAAAAACTCGAACTCAAGCCAAGTGTCCCCTTTTAATCGTTTTTTGCTTCATCTAACGGTATTCCATCTTCCGAAACATTAAATAAAAATAATTCTAAATCGTTTAAAACAGTTTCCGGAACTTCTCTTTGTAGTCTTACCGCATCTCCTACTCCAAAAGCTTTTTCGCCATTTTCTTTTTCAGCCATGTGGCAAAGCATTTGCGTAGAAACTTTTAAAGCGTCATTTGTATTCGCTAAAGCTTGTACGCGAGTTCTATCAGACCTTGTTATAGGTTTAAAATATAAATCACAAAGAGGAGATCCATCTGCTTTTTTTAAAGTAAATTTTCTTCGTTGATTTAAATCGAAAGCACCGGTAATAAGGTCGATAGTTCTTTTTTCAGACATAAATTATACTGCGAAAGTAACGTCGCCCGAAACTTGAAAATTAACGGTTTGCGTTGTTAATTCGCCTACGGTAGAAGATGCACCTAGTCCGGTAACTAATCCATTAAATGAATATTTTTTAGCACCAGTAGTATCTAAAAATAAATTGAATGAAGCGTCGGCTGGATCTTCGCTCGTATTTATATCAGCTATAAGCTCTGCGGTAGCATCGCCTGAGGTAGCGGTATATTGAAGATCTATAGTTCCGGTAGCAGATTTTAAACCGCCTCCGAAAGTTCTAGATGTTTGTCCATGAGCGGTTGTTTCATAAACATCTTTAGTCATATCTAAAGTCCAAGCGGTAGTTCCCGCAACCGCACTTACAGAGCCGGAACCGTTGTCAAAAGCAACTGAACCTTCCTCTCCTCTTACTATGGCCATAGTTAAATAAAGAATTTAATACTATATTATGCTTTTTTTTTGTTTTTTTCAACTTTGGCTTGTTTTTTTCTAAATAAAGCGGATTGGCAACGTGAATCCCATAAATTAGGATTTCTTTTACCTTTTAATTCTTCTATAACGTCAAGCATTTCTTCGGTAATTTCAATCATAATGTTTCAAACGACGTAAAAGGAATAGACATAACACTTTGAACAAAACCCTCTGGTGCGGCGTTTTCTAAAATAGTAGGTCCGCTTCCGGCTTCAAAAAAAATGTCATTTACTCTTACTCTATTGTATAAATCCCTTATTCTTTTAGCCAATGTTAAATTGTTACCTAAACCGACACCAATTTTCGTAAAAATATTTATTGTAATAACTCCCTCTTGACTATTAGTACTGTTAGTAGTTTTTCCTAAAGTAATATAATTATTATTAGTAAACTCTATCAAACATTGAACAAAACCCGTTCCAGCCACAGGTTCAAAAGGTTGATTTCCAAAAACAACTTTAATAGGCGGAGCCGTGTTTAATTCATTTCGTAACCTTTCTTCTATATCTCTCCTTACTGTATTTAAATTTAAAGCCGTCATTAATTTTTGCTTTTAGCTTTTTTTATAATACTAGCAACAAACGCCACTTCCTTTAAAGGCCAACCAGCTTTTCTATTACTATCTTTAGAACGAAAACTATTGCCCCACGAAGGCGGGGTATTAGTTCCAAAACAGACGGCTTCGGCATAAGGTAAAGGATTTATTAAGCTATAAGTATTTCCCGCTTTTTCTTTTTGATAGTTTAATTTTTGAGGAGGTATTATAGTTGATTTATTTGGACTGAAAGGTCCTCCTAGTATTGGAGCGCTTCTTTTATTTTCTGCTAATTGCCAATTCATTCTAAAACGACCCGTATCGACGGGCGATACTTGTTTTATTCTACTATCTAAAGTAAAAACGGCTAAACGCAATAAATCTTCATGTTCTTTTTTAAAAAAATCGCCTATATTTTTTATTTCTATTCTTTTCATGATCTTAAATAAACATCAAGTTTAATATTTTCATTGTCATTTTCATCAATATTAATTCTAATTATTTGAAAAGAAATTCCTTTAATAATAACTCTATCCGCGACTTTAGGTTCAAAACTTAAATCTTTTGCGGCTATAGTTACGATTTTATCATTTTCTTTAATAAGATCATTTATTTCTCTTTGATTTACATTTTGTACTAAACCTTTAATAGTTTCGCTAGTTATAGTTTCTCCAACATCGCCGGTTCTTACGTCATAAATTCCCGAAGTTATTTTTTGAAACGTAACATCACCGCCGAATTTTCCTAAAACAGTAGATGAAACTCTTCTAAAAGCTTTAGAAAGTCTAGACATTATAATCTATAAGCTATAACGGAACCGCTAGTTAACTTAAATTGAGTAATTATAATTTCTAACTCACAACTAGAATTTAAAGTAATAGTAGTAGAGGCACCGTCGGCGTTTTGGGCAGTAAAGCTATGTAAGACCGTATCCTCTAAGGCGACGATCTTTCCAAAACGACCATTATGAGTATTAGTGTCTTTTACGATTTTTGCTGAAGGGTACATAAATTAGCTCCTTTTAACGGCTATAGTTGCGGGTCCGCTTATGCGGATTCCGGTTAGATACTGTTCTATTATAGGCGGTATTCGGTTTGCGCCTACGGCTCCATAAAATCTAGGGGTCACGCTTAAATTTCCAATACTTACTTCATTAAAATCTTCGAACCCACTTAAATCAAGTCCGTCTTTATTATTATTTAGATAAACGGCTAAATGAATTTGCGCGTGTTTTACTCTATCGGGAATCTCATCATCGGCGTAAAAAGCCGGTTGTAAATTACTAGGATATAAAGCGTTATAAGTACTCGTATAAGTATAAGGTTTTTTAACTCCGGTTCTAGGCCATTCTAAAGCTTGAGCATCGTTAGTTCGAGCGCCTAAAAAACGTTCTCTATCTATTCTTTGGGCCGCGCTAAAAAGCGCACGGTTTTTTTGATCGGTCGTGCTTGTCCCCCAAGCTACTATATCGTCATTTTCTACTAGGCCATCTATAAAAGCTTGAGCTTGAGCCAAAGTAAGATAAGTATTAGCGGTAGCACTACCCGCCGTTTCTACTAGTGTTATTGCCATTTGTTTTTAGTTTTGTAGGCTTTTTTTGTTTTTTTGGCTTAGAGGGAGAAGAGACCGCTTTTTCTAAAGCGGCCCTCCTTTCTTTTAATCGCCTAAAAGTGGCAATTCCCATTACTTTCTAAACGCGCTTACGGCGGTTGAACTCGTAACTCTAAAAATAAAAGTTCCGGAAGTATCCGCTGCAATATCCGGCTCGCCTACGATAGTGACGCCGGAACCGGCAGTAAGAGTAAATTTATGAGTCGAAGCCGCTTTATTAACGATTGTCAACTCAAAACATTGCCCTACTTTGTTTTGAATACCTAAAGCCGTTAAGATTTCGGCGGCGGTAGGTGTAGTAATAGCTCTATTTCCGGTAGGTGTACCGTCTACGATGCCTTCTATAATTTCGGCAGTAGTTAGAGTATGCGCTCCGTTTTCGGTTTTAATAACTTTAGTTTTAGTTAGTTGACCAAAAGGAGGATTTTGTAATTCGAAAATGCTAGCCATAATTAATCAAGAGGAGAAGTTACAGTTGCCCTTACGATTCCAATATTCTTAGTTTCGTAAACTTTACTCCAATTAGACGCAACTTCTAATTGCGTTCTAGTTGGGTTAGTAGTTGTTACGGCCCATTTAATTCCGATGGGGTGGTAAATGTAAGCGTGTTTAAAACTTACTACGTCCTCGAAAGCTAGAACATCTTCGTCAACCTTAGTAACTAAAGCCGATTGTTCGCCCGTAGCTACACTTCCTTGCGCAAAAAAGTAAACCGCGTACTCAGTAGACGAGCCTGACCCTGAGGAAGGAATATCGTCAGAAACCACAATATTCATTCCCATATATTGAGGAACGGAAACATCGCCATAAGCTCCGGCGGAACTACCTCCGAAAGCATTTATAGTACTAGCTCCGGAAGCGGCTGTACTTAATCTAGCTTCGGTATTAGTTACATAATCTAGAGCCTTACGTTCTTTAAGAGCATAAAAAACCTTAGAGTGCATAGCGATAGTAGTTAATTTATCGCCTTGATCTCCTAAAAGAGATTGAGCTTTAGATACGGTTCCGGCTCCTAAATCTGTAGGAGTATCTCCAGATTCGGAATCGATAGTAAGATCGAATAAAGCGGAAGAACTAGTATTAGCAGTAAGAGAACCGAACGCACCTTGAAGGCAAGAATATAAATCCTTTTGTTTTTCGTTATTGATATAAGCGCTCAATTTTTGTCTTATAGCCGCAATAGGATCGGGAGAGTTTGAGCCAATTTTTTGTCCGGCTAGTTGTCTAGCGGAAAAGGCATCTCCGGAAGTTAATACGACTCCGATTTGAGAACTTTGTTCAATCTTATTAGGAGTAAGAGAAGAACTATCGTTTAATCTAGTGTAATTACCACTAAGATTTGCTTTGTAAAAAGGTATGTTTACGAAATTTCCGCCATTTGGAGAACTTAAATTAAGTTCGGGTAAAGGCGCTAAAACTCCACTTTGAAGAAAACTATCTCTTAAAGTCGTTTCTTCAATAATGCTAGCCGCAAACACCTCCGGAACAATAATGTCCGCTAAAGTAGTAGCCATTTTAATTAATGAAAAAATTTACGATTTAGGCACAGCCCCCTTTACTTTGGCACAGCCGCTATAAAGTTTTGTAAAGTCCGCACAGCAAACTTTAATTATTATCTAAATAATAACTTGAAATTAGTTATTTGTAATCTTTTGCGACTTTTTTAGCGGCGAGCCAAGCATCTCTTCCGTATTTAGCGTGTATTTCGTGAGCGGCGGTATCTTCTCCGTTAGCCATTCTTTTAAGTAAATTAGAATCTATTCCGGCAACGGACGCAATACTTTCGGTTTTTCCTATAGGCGCTCCGGTTCCCATCGGTTGTTGATTTTTTAAAGCCCAAGATTGTAATTTTTCTTTAACGGCTTCTCCTATAGGTTTCGAAGTAAAGCCGTCGTCGGATAGATATACTACCGAATTATCTTTTTCTACTTTAATTTTATCTTTTTCTAATTTACTCATCGCATAGCTAGGGTCGTGAACTATTTCCGATAATGCGTTTACGGCGGGCGTTACAAGTTTAAGTTCTTTTAATTCATTTTTAAGAGACTCTACTTCCGCATCTTTTTTTTCTATAGCTTCTCTAAATTGAGCTTCTCTTTTATTTAAAGCTTCGGAATATTGCCCTTTCTCTTCTAATCTTTCTTGTTCTATTTTTCTTTTAAATTCTATTAAATCTTGAATATTTTCGCCTTCGGGTAGAGTCGAAAGGTTTTTTTGTATAGACGCATACTGTTGTTTTTCTTCTACTATCTCTCTATTTTTCTTTTTTAAAAGTTCGATTTCTTCTAAAGCTTTTTTAAGAGCCGCGTCGTTGTTATTTTCGGGGGTAGCAACGTTAGTTTCTTCTGCCATAAAATTTATCTAAATTATTTATAATATACATCGTTTTGTAAATATTAGCATTTCCACCGTTTTAAAGCCTTATTTATTCTACTATTTGGGTCGTTTTTCTTTTTTGAGCCTGTTAACTTTTTTTTCATTCCTTTCATTCTAGAGCAAAAACTTTTTCTTCTAGCCGCTCTTTTTCCGGTAGGCTTATCTTCCGTAACGGGCGCTTGTAGATTACCTCCGGTCGCTCGATTATATTTAGCTCTACCTTTAGCGGTAAGTCCACCTTTTTTTGATTTATCTTCTTTTTTAAATTTAACTACTTTTCTTTTTCTAGCCATTATTTACCCCTTTTTTTCATAGCCATATTATGGGCTTCCGTAAAAGTTTTTCCGGCTAACATTGCTTTAGTCATTTCGTTCATGTGAGTTTTAGTATGACCGTGCGCGGCTTGATGTTTTTTTAGCGCATCTTTTTGCCTTTTGGTTAATCTTAAACGCCTTTTAGCGGTTTTTACGGTTTTAGTTTTCATTTTTTCTTAGTAGTTTTTCTACGTCTATGTTGATATTTTATTTTTGCTTTACCGGTTTTTTCTCTTTTAAATCTAGCTTTTTCACTCGCTGACATTTCGCTTAAAGTTTTAGGCGTTTTACTAGAAACTCTTTTAGTAGGTCTACAAGCGGGATAGCCTCGTTTCTTTTTTTCCGCCTTCGAACGTCCGCAAGGTTTACCCGTTTTAACGTCTACCCACTTTTCCTCTAGCCAAGTAGTTAAACCTCCTTTAACTCTTCTAGAGCTACTTTTTTTTCTTGGCACGGCTTTTACCTTTAGCTTTAGGTTTATTAGCTACGGTATAACCGCCGCCTCGTTTTTTATATTCTCTAACAAGCCACATATTCGCATACGCTGAAGGATACGTCGTAAACTTTTTTTTAGCGGCAGCTTTTACAGTCGCATAAAGTTTTGGATTTGTTGGCTTGTTTATTTTTGCCATTACTTTTTAGCAGCTTTTTTTTTACCACCCTTTTTCATGGTTTTCTTTTTTCCGCCGTAATGTGAAGGCATAATAAAATAAGTAACTAATAATATAATACCTATTTTTTAGTTTTTCGTCTCTTTTTTTTCTTACCTTCGGCGGTAGATAAAGCTATAGCAACCGCCTGCTTATGAGGTTTTCCTTCTTTTTTTAATTTTAATATATTTTTACTTATTATTCCTTTAGAGGAACCTTTTTTAAGTGGCATTTTGTTTCGCTAACTCCTCTAATGTTAACGTCGAACCATCGGATCGCACAAAAAACCTAAAAACCTCCGTCGGGTCTTTCTTTTTTCTTAACTCATTTCTATAAATTTGAGCTTTTTGTATTCCAAAAACTTTATTTTGCGTAGCGACATCTTGTTTACTAAGCCAAACGGCATAGTTTTCTGTCGCCGGTATAAGTTTTCCTCTATCCGATAAACCGGTTTTACTAGGTCTTTGCAATCCTTGCGATAGATCGTCTTGATCTAAACCAAATCTATTTAAAAAAGCATCTTTAATAATCGGCACGATAGTAGAACGACAATTGAAATGTTGCGGGGGTTGCGGTCCTTTTCCTATTTCAAATATCTGACCATCTAAACGGCCACATATAGCGGAAGTTCTACTATCTAAAGTCGCTACATATTTATATCGGTCGATCATATCGGCGTTAGCTTTAAAAACACTATTAATAGCCGTATTACTAACTTGATTAATACTAGTTCTTACTATCGTGTCTATTTGGTTATTAGGGATAACGGTCCCTATTCCTCCTTTAGCTTTTATTTGAGATAACGTACCGGTCTCTTCAAAATTAAGTTTACCTCGTAATTGTTTAGAAATTTGTTGAGTAGTTTGGTTAGCTAATAATCCGGCTCTAACCGTGCTTTGAAATAATTCGGTTTGTCTTTCGGCTATTCTTCTAAAAGCGGTTCTTACGTTTACACCGTTAGGAAGATTTATAACGGCTCCATCTCTAGCGGTAATACTAAACTTGGGAACTACTCCGGTTTGAACCGTAAATTCTTCGGGCAAAGTAAAAACGTTTATTTGTCTAGGGTCCGTATCTACGACGCTACGCGCAAACTGCGGACTAATCTCCACCGTTCGAACCGCGTTTTTAGCTCCGTCGCTAGGTAATACTTTTTTTAATTGCTCTTGTATAAAATCTTTTTGAAGTAAAGCTAAACCTTGAAGTTCTTCCGTAGTAGCCGTCGCACTAAGTTCCGCCCAACTAGTAAGACTTTCTTCTAATTGTAAAAGCAAAGTTCGTTGCCTATTAAGAGCCGCAGGGGTAAGAGTTAAATCTCCGGCTTCAAACTTTTTAAGTTCATCGGTTATTCGAACAATTATATCGTTATACGAATTTACTAATCTTTTAGCAACGCCGTTTTCATATCTATTTAAATTTATAGCGTTTCTATATAACGCCTCCGGTATTACTTGCCGTTCTATGCTCATTACTCATTTTCGGGAATCGTTGGCGCTTGATCGGTTTCCGTTAAACCTCCCGCTTGAGTTCTATTTACCATTTCTTCTACTTCGAAATCTTCGGATAATACTTCTCCCTCGACTAATTTTTTAAGAAGTTCCTCCTGATCGATCACGCCTTGCGCGTATATCTTAAGAAGCGCGTCTACTTGATTAGGTTCTAAACTAGTATCTACAAAATCTCTATTTACGAAACTAGTACCGGCAACGCTTTGGTTAAGAAAAGCGGCGTGAAATTTAAGACAATTATCTAATAAATCTTGTATTTGTTGAGAAAGAACCATCATAGTCGAGTCACCTTGCGATCTTTGTATTCTTTGAGATTGCGCGGTTTCCGCAGACATTTTTTGCCCTAAGATAGCGGCTAATCCTAACTCGTTCATTTGATACTCTAATTTATCAATACGATCGCGTTGAGCGGTAAAACTATTTCCGTTAGGTTCTATATAGCTAGCACTACTTCCTTCGGGTAAAGATAAAGCTTCACTAGGACCGGCGCTAACTTCTTCAGCCGCCGCCGGAAAACCAAAAAATGCAAGCATAGGAACGGCGCTTATATGTAATTGATTATCGTAGTCACTCTGTATTTGATAGCTTTTTATATTTAATTCCGCTATATCCTCTAAGGGAGGA